GCAGACCCCTACTCACCCCACATTGTGGACAATTCACCTTATAAAGATATCTTCCATCTTTTGTCTTAAACTCTGTCTTTTCCATGTTCTAATTATACTATTCTTAATCTGATATGTGGCCGATTGGGTTCTTCATGGGCACACCCTCTACATTAGTAGCTTTGGTTGCACCAAACTGACGTGCGGCCTCTTCTAGAGGATTAATACCGTGATGAACTGCTCCAGCTGCCGCTTGCGCTTTCAATTGCTCAAGTTCCATGCCATGTTTATCTTCATCTCGCTTGTGTCCAGCTTCGGCATGTTCATGTTGCTGCTGTTGTAGTAGCAACTGTTGCTGCTGTTGCTGTTGCTCTGGAGATGGTCCTGCTGCAGCCTGAACTTTTTGTTCTTTAGCTTGGTCGATGGCTAATAGCGTCTGCGCCCATGCCATGAATGACGCATCGCCCGGGATGTACTGTAGTTCTCGGCGTTTCGAGGCACCTTTATCACCAAAGAATTGCTCTCTAATTTCGCCGCGAGTGTAATTCGACTCAATCAAATGCCAGAATGCTTGATTCATGGGTAGATCTGCTGCTGGTGAGTTGATCTTTGGTTTTTGTGACTGCACTAGAAGATCATTCATAGTTTTCCATACGGTTTGTTCTGCCTGCATCTGAGCTACCTCAGTCTGCGGAGTCTCATCCGTATACCCAGTAAATACAAACTTGTACTTCTCTCCAAACCCCTTGTCTATAGCGGGTATGATCTCACTATTCATCATGTCCTCTATAAACATCAGTATAGGGTATAAACCACGTTCTCTAGAATAAGCTATCTTATACTCATTATTGGCTTGCTGACTTGGTGCCCTGCCATTGCCACTTATAAGGTAGTCTAATCCTAGTTCCATTGGATCTATGGCAAACTGCATGCATATTATGCGCATGAGATGGTTATTGAAGTTGATGTACTCCATTTCTTTTGCGGAGGCTGACATCGGCACCCACTGTACCTCATCTAATCCAGCTACGATTGGAGTACGCCATGCATGTTGCTGACCAGAGATACTGTTGTAGAATTGTCTGCGGAAGTTCATAAGTTGAGCTTGAGTAACTGTACCCTTCAAGTGGAGTACACCGCGCGCCGCATAACCATGAGTAAAGAAATTACAGTTATAATTTTCCACATTTAAGTGATTTGTCACTGTTATAATAGCAAGTTCTAGTGGACTGTAAGAGTAACCATTTAGGTCGACGAAATTTTGAACATTGAAGTTTTTAAAGATCATGTCTTCATCGCCAAAATGGACAAGTGGTTGCATATTATAAGACATCTGTACATATTTATAATAGTCGATGGGGACTTCATTTACATGTCTCTCTGCAGCAGGATCATTGTTGGAGAGTGGTTTTCTATACATCTGTTCAGAGATCTTTATATTCCCCTCGATCTGCTCCTTTGAGACTCGCTTGTCTATAATGTAGACAGATTCTGCTGGTAGCGGTCTAAATCGGTGTAACCCGCCAGATCTGGTCTTTACCTTTTCTACTGCTACGTGTCCAAATGTCAAGGCATCTCTTACAATAAGTTTTAGCCACTCACCAAAGAGCATGCGATCCTCAGCAGGGGTGCCTTCTTTTCTACCACAATGATAAATGAAGTCCTCTATGGCTGCAATCTCGTGTAGTTCATCTTTAGAGTGATCAGCCTGTGCATCTTTCTTAATCACTCTAAAACCCATCTCGAATCGTCTGTGCTCTGGTCTAGAGAAGCGAAGGAGAGTATCTACTCTAGTCTGAATGATAGCAGAGACAAGGAAATCTCTAACCGAGACTTCCTTCAGTACACGTGGTGAGAGTCGAGAGAGCTTCTGTTTAATTAAAGTCTGACCGCCCATGTTGTCGAAGTACGGGTCGCTAATTATACTCTTGCGACCCACCTGCTTTGACGAGTCATTGTCTTCAGCTTGATCAGGCAAGATATCAGCTGTAAAGTTGCCATACTGAGTAGGCACTGGAGCAGCAACTCCACGCTGAGTGACTCCATCAGCTTTTAACATCTCTTCTATATCGCTCTTCAGACTCTTCTTAAAGAAGTCATTATACCAACTCATTATAATATATCTCCTAATTTGTTATCAGTGTCTATTATACCAGTCTATTGCCTTTACTAATATTATCCTTAGCCCATAGTGGTTGTAAGTTAGTGTAGTGACATAATTTTCTAAGTTCTTCTTCAGAGGCAGCTGATGACATTGGAATGATATGGTCAATATGCCAACCATAAAATGTATGATTTTGCCAAGTCATACCTGGTTGAAATTTGGCCTCTAGATATTGCTTGAGTTCTATGATCGTACAACCAAGATCCTTTACTGCAGAACTACTATCCTTTTTAAGAGATATCCTGCGTAGTGCACCTCTTAATCTATGGCGAATCATCTTTTTTAATTTAAATAAACTATCTGTCTTTAACTTATTATTTTCCCACTTTACTCGCTTTTCTTTATTATTATGATAATAGTTGCCAGTAGTTTGTATACAGTGTTCTTTATTTTTAATATAGTGCGCTTGACATATCTCTGATTTACATTGCTTGCAAGTATACTGTCGACCATCTTTGAATTTACGACTCTGATGAAAATCATCTAGACTTTTATATTGTTTGCATTTTTTACATTGCTTTTCCATACTTCTATTATATCCTAACAATTTCAAGGCTTTAGAAATGCCACAAAAATGCGCCGTCGCCGCCTACAACTTCCTCTTCATCCTCTAGTTGCCTAGCAGTTCCTATTTTGCCTAATCTTGAACTATCCTGCTCATTAGGATTTATATGTATGCCTTGATTCTGGGCAAATTCAAGAGCATTGGGTGTCCTAGTATACTTACCAGAACTATCTTTTATGTCATCAGCTCCATCTAGTGATAGGCCACTTCCCAGGATGATATTCGTCTTGCCAAAGAGTTGTGCCATAGAATATCTCCACGCGTCAAGTGCATGATCATTCTCTCCCTCTGGGGTATCTGTCATCTCGCCGGTTGCATTACTCTTGAAGTGATATAGACTAAGTTCATTTATCAAGAAGGAGTTTGTCTCTTTAGCTATTAATACTTTAGTGTTGCTGGTGCCAGGCACTCGCAGGAACTTCTTAATTACCTGGATCCCAGTATTGATCTCCCCCTTGGCTGTATTGCACACAGGTAAACCACTCTTCTGCATCTCTTGTATTGCTCCCTGATCAGCTGTGTCTGGAAAGTACAATTGACATCGATACATGTTATGGTACTTAGTCTTACAATGGTGGATCCATGCTGGTTGACTTATATGGGTCATAGCATCAGTTCTTATAACGTAGATGTTATCTGAGCCATCTACTGCAAAGTAGACTACAGCATTAGGGTGACTAAAACCCCAGTCGACGCCGGCGAATACAGAAAGTTTCATCTCGTGCACTTTCTTGACAAATATATCGTGAGTACATTCTCCTGGGAACTCCTTTGTAGTAAGTTTATACCACATCTCATTCCACGTCTTGACATGTACTTTTTCATCAAATTCAGGATAGACGAGTCCTTCAGTAGAAGGTCTTAGATTGTAAAGCTGAGAGGCTGCCCAGTCGATTCCTTCACCGCGTATCTTCTGAATGTGCTCACTGATAGTCTTGAGCATGTTTGACTTAGATGTCTGCTTCTTTGCATCGCCCCGACAGAAGGCTGCTGCAGGACACTGGTGACATTTATTAAATAGACCGGATGTCTCTAGTATAAAGCCCTGCTGCTTATTCTTAGATAGCTGTTCATATTCCTTGTGGGTGAGGCTTTCGCCTGTATCTTGGTTAAGCCATAACTCTACTGGCTTGGTGCCACTACGATCATCTGGACATCGCTCAGTGAATTCTAGAGCTGTCCAGAACCTCAAGTGTCTACCTTCTTTCTCGGCATTCTCTATCATGGAGTTCATGAGGCCGTACTTGGTCTTGCGGGTAGATATACCTACTCTGAGAGGACGCTTGCCCTTCTTGGTATCTAACATCCCGGCAACTTCTTTGATAGCCCTGAGTCCTTCGCCGGAAAGGACATCTATTTCATCTACCGATACAAGTTGTACGTGAGCTCCATTTAAAGCCTTTAAAGTTGCTGGTAAGATTTCCATCGTACAAACATCACCGTCAATATTAAAGACACTCTTAGACATAGTACTCTTCTGCAGAATTCTCTCATCTTCTTTGACAGAAGGATCACTGATGGTCAATTTTATCCGCTCAGCCATGCAGAATGACTGAAAATACGCATAACTTCGGGCCGCATTTGCTAAAATCGCGCCGACGTGGCAGATATCTCTCTGATCATGTAGCATTATCATGAATTCAGCAATTGTAGCCGCGATTGTTTTTCCACTGCCACGTGCCGCTGTATATAATACCTCTTGAATATCCTCAGGGTTGTCATTTAGGACACATATCTTGTACATCTCCCAAACAACGTCTAGTGGCGTTGTTGTTGAATACCGCGATACAATAGTATCCGGTAAATCTATCTGCAAAAAGTGGCGAATCCAAGCGTGAACTTCAGCTCTTGAAGTACACTTCTTTAGCAACAATTTTCGCTGCTGTGCTGGAGTTGATACTACAACTTTTTTTAACTTCTTTTTTATCTGTGCCATATCATCTTTGCCTATCCTGCATCGTATATCTTATACCATTTTCGTTCTTTTGCATATTCTTTCTCACTAAGTTTTCGATCGTCCATATTAGCTCTACATTGAAGTCTATTGTACGTGTATTTATAGTCAATCCACTTCCATCCTAGAGTTATACCTTCTAATTTAAAACCCATTTTTTTTCTAGGGATTGAATTGTTCCATATCTAAGGTCAATAAAACTAGTGATTTCATTAAGATTGTATATCTTCTTAGCATATTCTAATAGCTTTGAGTTAGCTTATGCGATTGCTCTTTTTAAGGTTGTCAGTTCTAGATAATATCTGTAAGTTCCATGGAACATGTAGACCGCATACTTCTTTGCCCTGTAATGGTATTATATGATCTACGTGTGTTTCTTCACCTGATATATCCTGTATCAACTTTGCCATATTATAATAATATTCTATTTGCGATAACTGTTTGTCTGTAAGCCATATTGGGGTTGCTAATAATTTGGCTGCCCTATATTTAGCCCTGTAATATCGTCCTTTTTCAGGATATTTCTGGCGGTATTCTGTCTGATATATAATATTTTTTACCTTATTATCATTTATAGCCCTGTATTCTCGTCGCTTTTTAAGTAGTTGCTCTGTCTTGTAATAAATAGAATCATATCTAGCTTTAACCTCTTTACCATGGGTCTGATGATATTTAACAGTGTGTTTGATTGAGCAACTCTTGCACGCTGATCTATACTTATCTGATTTAGAATTCTTATAGAACCCTGATAGATCCTTTATCTCACCACATTTACTACATTGTTTCATCACTTATCTACTACATCTAATATATTTATATCTTCACTTTCGTTATCATCTCGCTTAGACGGTGATGGATTTGTAAGAGCCTCAAACATAGGCGATTTCTCTTTGCTTTTTGTACTAGGTGTAACTGCACCAGCCACAATTTTATATAGCGTCTCCGAAACATCCTTGTACTCCTTGATGCTGTTGATACGCATCTCAGGTTTCGGATTGTTTATCGGATCCTGTATGTACTTTACCATAGCCTCTAGGTGCTCAGCATTTGCTACTGCCATCATTGACGTCAAGAAGTCGATTTGACTTAGTACGGACTTTACTACCTTTGCCTTTACTCTATCTTGTAGAGTATGCAACATCTTGTCGCGATCTGCTCCCCAACCTTTTAGAGCTGCTGTAAGACAGATCTGACCTAGAGGATATTGTGGGAATTGTGATGCTATCTTAGTGATAGTGTCACCTAGTAGATATAATTCATATAGTTTGGCTGCATCAAGTGATGACAGTATGCTATAGGTACGATTCTTTCTCATGTATTTTAAGGCAAGTTTTATCTCTTCTGTACTTAGACCATACTGCTCAGCTTCTGTTAGTTGAGTTTTAACCATACTTATTCTCCCCTACTTGAGGATATTCCTCACATTAAGACAATATCTGCCCCACAGAGGATTATACCTTATAGTGTGTATTGTCTGTTTGATACGCACTTCATTAATGCCCTTCACACTAGATATCTGCTTTATAGACATGCCAAGAAATAGACAGCAAAGTATACTACATTCATAATCACTGAAATCTTCTAGAATAGAAGAGAATTCCTCTGATATTGGTTCCTTAATTAAGAGCCACATTGCTTGCTGCAGCCTTATATCATCAGACTGCTCAGTCTTGAGCTTTTTAAAGTATGTAGAAAATGATTCTATGGGGTTGCCACTAAGGAAGTGCACCCATAGTTCTTGTTTAAGATCTTCATCACTAGTAAGACAATTTATCAGGTTGTCCACCTGCTCCATTGAGTTCACTATTTTCTCCAAGTGAATCGATATACTGACTGAAGTCAATTATCTTCACTGTTGCACACCATTTTGTCCCGCAGAAGTCTCGGACAAAGGAGTTCAAAATTTGTTTAAAGTCAAGAGAACCTTCTCTCTTTAGCATTCTTTTAAGACGCCATAGATTCCATAGGGAATCACTCTTTAATAGAGATTCATATTTTGCTATCTTTTTCAAGAGAAATTTATCAATATAAATAGTATATGCCACTACCTTCTTCTCTGCATCTACTTGCAACTCTACTGCCTGTACATCTTTATGTACAATTGAACCAAACAAGAAGAGTTCATTCTGAACATCCTCTGTGACAAGGTTATTATTCATGAGCCATCTACGCTGATCAATATACTCTTCTAAATTCATATTATTTCTTTCCATATTTAACCTCGAGTAGCTCTAGTGTATGCACATAGTCTTATTGTACCATGTCAGCATCAGTAGAGCTAGTAATGATGCCTAGTGTAGTTTTCTTAAGCAATTCTCTATCTATGGCACCAGTATATACTTTGTCTATATACTCACCTATGATAAGATTAATAGAAGTGGCTTTTATCTGAATAAGTTTCTTCTCTTTGTCAGTGAATACAGTCTTCACTTTTATATTCTTCTTTGCAAGAATCTCTCTGCTTCCTTTTGATCCTAAATATCCTATCAATTCTGCCTTAGGTCCAGTGAGTTCAATTACCCAGTGATCTGTATCATTTAAAGTATACATAAGATCATTGTGTATACACTCTAAAGTATACACAGGATCAACAGTAAATGATGCACTACGCCACATTGGCATTGGACACTGAATAAATATCTCGGCATATGTCTCTGTGTCAAATATAGATATACCCTTCACCTGATTTATATCAGAAGCACTCTGAGAGAATGGTGAACCTACATATAGAATATCAGCACTGTCCTTGCTAGCCTGAAATCTCTGTCGCTTATGAATATGCCCAGAGATGACAATCTCTGTCCCCTTTAGTAGGGTTGAGTCAACTCCATCCTTAGTGATAATGGCTCCATAGTCAGAACCACGAAAGGTCTGATGGGCCACACATATTGGTAGTGTTCTAGTAGGAAAGAGTAGTGGATCATAGATAAATGGTACAAAAGTCATACCAAATAGATCTTGTACCTTATCAATTACGTAGAAATTCTTGTGTATGCCTACCATACTCTGCAGTGCATGATAGGTAATGCTATTAGGTCGGAACCCATCGTGGTTGCCAACGACATATATTATAGGAATACCTAGTGAGAGGATGTAGTCAAAGTGAAATCTAAGTTCAGCTAAGAGCTGAGAGCAGATAATAGAGTGTCCATCCATATCATCACCAAGGCAGACGTATAGATCCGGTTTTACGATGACAAGTTGTTCATTGAGCCAAGACAAGAAACTCTTGGCTAAGTCAAATCGATTGATTTTAAGATGCTTGTCGCCGCAAAAAAGTACTTTCATTTAGCCTCATTTCGCTTGATCTTGTGGTAGCATGCTGCACAGAAGAGTTTGTGGTATGTCCTATTATTACTGTGTCCAATTATACCAAAGTTAGCTGTCTTCTTACAGTCAGGAACGCTGCAGATATTGTCAATTAGAGTAGGATCATGAGCGGTAAATTCAGGTGTTGCCATATCAGGTGCTACTGTATCAGGTGCTACTGTATCAATTGCTACTACAGGGGTTTTAGCTGTTTCCTCCGGTAGTTTTGCTGAAAAAGGTGGTATTACTGGTTTTGGAGTTGATCGGGCAGCAAGAATAGCTGCCCATGACATAGTGGGTGGAGTGGGGATTATGCTCATAACTCTATCTCAAGATCATCAAGGTATTTTTGAGTAGTAGTAGAGTCAGTAGTTGCTATACCATCAGTATCAATTGTGACCACAGCGTCCTTATATTTATAGCAGGCCTGCAGGATCTCTTGTTGCAGGTCCTTAGAAGCCTTAACAAAGGCAAGCATATTAGCTTCACCACGTATTGGATCATAGGAGGCAAATTGCCAACTCTGTACATTAGCTTTGCCTGTTTCTGGATTGATGGGGTGAAAGATGATGCCAAGGCTCTTAGCTAATTCAAATATTTCTACATCGGTGTCAATTATACCAAGGTCATAGTGCCATGTAAACTGAGCCATGCGAGCTGGTACACCTAGTCGGTTCTTCTTTACCTTGATCCGCACCTTGTGACCAATCTGCTGTACTGCACCTGAGATAGTTGTGCCAGATTCGACAACACCAGCTTTAGTGTCGAGCTTAGTGATTTCTAAAAGGACATCCGCGGAATGCTTGAGGGCCTGTCCTTCCGTCATAACGTATGGATTACGTAGGGCTTTCAT